TCTTTGAAGACCAGCTTCGGTCATGTATTCATCAACTTGTCCATCAGCTCCGTTAGCTTGAACGTTTGTTAACAATTTAGTGTCTCTATCGTTCATGTATCTATATTTGAAACAATCCATATCTAGCAAGAATGCGTATCCAGCATAATCTTCTACTAATAAAGGATTATGAACGATATTAATCTTACCAAACGCAGTAACGTATTCACTAATTTGCATTCCGTAACTCTTTGACAATGGTTTTGTTACAAGTTGTCCTCTAGCTATTTCATTAACAGCTTGTAAAACAGCTCCACCTGCCATTAATACTTTTGTGTCATTACCGTATGTAAATCCTTCTCTCAAAAATGTATTAAAGTCAGGAGCAGTTAAAACTCCACCTTGGTTTTGTACGTATGAATTACCAGATTGGATAAACTCATTAATACCACCAGTTGCTCTCCTTGGATGTCCTTGTGTACCGTTTGTGTCGTATTTCTTTTCACCAAAGATGAACGCTCTCTCAATGTCTAATGAATGTTCTGTACCTTTTTTAGATCTCAAGAAAGGTAAGTCTTTTCCACCATATAGGTTTGAAGCTTTTTGAGTTCCACTCACTGCAATACTGGTACGAAAAATTTGAGTGTAATTGCTTTCTTTTGAAGTTCTTGTTTGATTTACATTTCTTGGGTTAGCGTTTTCCTCACTAGCATTACCAATAATGTAAAGACCATCACCGTCTGCACCAGCAGCTGCTGCTGTTGTACCAAATGAACGACCGTCTGCTGCTACTGTAATAGTTGTTGTACTAGCAATTGTAGCAACTAACATATTCTCACCTGTTCTTGCGTTTTTAATAACATCTCCAACTGTGAAAATATTTGCTGAACTAGATCCAGCTCCTGTAACTGTAATAGTTACAGCTCCTGTAGAATAAGTACCACTTGTTTTACAGTATCTTCCACCATAAACACTTTCGAACCATGAAAATTCAGGATTTCCACTAGCGGCCTTCATCATTCCTGAACCTTTCCAAGCTTTACCATCCCATACTTTCCCTACATTTGTAAGCAAAGTAATCAATGGATGTCTTGAAGGTTCTAGTAAATGTATCTTATCTACTACGTCTACTATTAATCTACCCTCTGCACTGGAAACGGCTGTAGTTCTAGCAGCATTGCTACTATCAACTGTTGTGGTCCCTGTGTCATGAGTAGGTTCATCTCTATATGGATAACTTGTCGGCATATCTTTTTTTAGAAAAATTACTGCCTAGTTACTTTTTAGTCAAAAGAGTTTGGATTAGATACTCCAGAAATTAAACTATCAACTACACTTTTATCTTGAACTATTTTACCGCCCTGAGATCCGCCACCCGCATTCATTGCAAGTCTTTTTGCGGCTTCCCCCATCGCGCTATCATTTTCTTTAGACTTTTCTGCTGCTAGGGCTTTTCCCTTTACTGCATAATAAGCTGTTTCAATATCATAAATATCAGTATGTTTATCAAGCCATTCAGTAACACCTTTTGCGTACACTGAAAAATCTTCTGTTTCACCAATAAATCTTTCAACACTTTTTTCAAATTTACCTCTATCCTCAGAACTTTTAATGTTTTGCTTAAAGTCATTTGAAACTTTAGAAATTTTTTCATTAATCATTTTTTCAATGTCTTCTGAAGAAGTATTTTTGTACTTAGTGTTTCCAAGATTTGTTTTTACCTCTTTATGAGCTTCTGTAACTATAGCTGCATCTTCTATTTTTACTTTATTACTTAAAACTGCTTGAGCTAAATCAGTGTCTACTTTACCAGACATAATAGCTTCTACCAGTTCGGGTTGCTCTTGTAATTTATCCATTAAGGGTTCAACTTCTTCGAAAAAGTTTCTAAGATCCCCTAACTCATTACCTTGCTCCCCTAATTTTTTCTCAAGAGCAGTGTACTGTTCTTGAAGCTTGTTCCCTGAAGTCTCTTCTGATTCCCCGCCGTTTAAATCTAGCGGATCAGATTGAATTAAATCATCTGCACTACCCGTATTAACGGATGCATTATTGTTTTCTTCTTTAGACATAAATCTTCTTCATATTAAATTAATAAATCAAATACCTATTACGATAGCTTTTCCCTTCTATCTGCAAGTTCGGCAGCTATCTTAGTTAAATCAACTCCTTGTTGATCATTTTCAGACAACTTTTTCTTTATTGCACTAGTAACGTTATGTGCTTTCGCAATAGATTCTCTTTTTTCTTTCTTCATATTTTATTATAATAATAAATAACTTCTATAAGTATAACATACTTTTTAATATAGTGGAAGTATTTTAACTACTTTTCACATCGGTAACCTTTTCTTCTGACTCTTTCATTAGCCTTAGAATCTCCTGTTCTATATAGAACATTCCGATTCTAATTCCTTGTGTTCTAGCTAATCCTGTTGGATCCTTGAATGGATCTATACTTGATAATGAATTAAGAGCTTGTGAATCCTTAATTCTATTCAACCTTAAAATTGCTTGCCAATATCTAGTATCTGCTAGCTCTTTTAAAAGTGTTTTCATTTCATGCTCTTTCATCTCGCTAAATAACTTATCATTTTTTTCTTCGTTTTTCATATATTTTTATATTATTAAATTAGTAATTTTTAGATCCGGAATACCATGGAGCACCTGTTTTTCTTCCTTTTTTGACAGTTTCTTCTATAGTATCTTTTGATGCTGAAACATCTGATAGTGTATTCAGCTTATTAAGGTTTTTACGCATTTTATCATCTGTCATATCCCTCTTTTTTTTAGTAGCTTTTTGTCTTCTCGCAATAGCCTTATTCGCTATTTCTTGCTCGCTCTTTGATAACGGTTTTTCACCAGTATTCATTCTTACTTGATTCATCATTCTACTTCTTCTCTCACCTGGTTCCATGTCATATATTTTATTTAATATTTTCATATTCATTTCATTTGTATTGTCTTTTTTTGGCTTGAGTCCTTTAATAAAACTTTTTAACCAACCTGCTTTTTTGTTTGCCATAAATTTAATTTAAATTAATTAAGACTGTAAATTAACAGCTTGTCCAGCTAATCTGGAATCAGCATCTCCTCTATCGTTCGATGCTACATTTGTGTCGACCTTGCCACCTTTGTTATGACCTCTTAAATTTGGCTTAGGAGCTTTCTTTATATCGGCTGCTGTGCCTGGCGCTCCTGATTTAAGAAGGTTTACTGGTGATGACCTTACATTTTTATCCTTACCACTACCTTCTAGCATCGCTAATGCTTGTTGGATAGCCTGCGGTGATAAATCACCACCTCCAGATTTAGGCATCCCTGAATCATCTGCTTTCACTTCCATTCCTGGTACCTCTGGCATCCCTGGGACAGCTTGACCCCCTGGTGCTCCTGGTGCTCCTGGCATTCCTGGCATTCCTGGCATTCCTGGCATTCCTGGCATTCCTGGTTGTTGTTGCTGTTCTTGTTCGCTTTTTGATATATTGTCTATATCCCAATTCCAACTATGTAAAATCTTATTGGTTAATTTTTTAGGATCAATAAACGGCTGTTCTACTAATAACTGGAATAAGTCCATTCCCTGCTTTTTCTCTATATCCATTTGACCTGCAATAGATGGTAAAACAGATGCTTTAAAATCAAATTCACCCATTAAGTCATCTTTTTCAATAAGTGGAAAAAGTTCCTTTCCATCATCTCCTATTATACGTATAGTCATATCTTCTGTAAAGAATTGTCTATGCATACTCATCCAATATCTCATCATCTTTGAGTAACCATTTCCAAGATGATTGATAAACAATCTTACACGTTCCAAAGTTGATTCTCTTAAATGTCTAACTTCAGTAGCTGAAGATGCTGAACCACCAGCACCCATAGAAAAATCATCTACACCAGATGCATATCTCATATCACCTTTTAATAATTCCTCTTCTTTATACGCACTAGCCTTAACATCTGAGAATTGAACCTCTCTCACTCCTTCTGGACTATTAGAATATATAATTCCAAATGGCCTTGTAACTAATTCTTTCTTATCTATATTAGCCAAGGGATTTACTATCCACATTTTATGTATATTAAGTATCATCGCATCTAGTCTTTGATTCTTGATAAGATTTAACATTATTTGTGGTTCTTCTAAAATCATAGCTAATCCATATCCTTCAAATTCTCCCGGTATTTTAAGATAAGGGAAATCTATAAATGGTGCTTCTTTAAAATCATAAGGAATAGGCATGCTACCCTTTTTTAATATTGGAACATGACTTGCCCCAACGTGAACAGAGTACTTATCATCAAATGGTCTCCACCATTCAAAAACTTCATACATTTGTAAATCACTATCGATAGATGATGATTCATTTTTGTTATTTCCACCAGAAAAAACAGTGGCATTTTTAACAGTTTTACTTTGCACTGTTTTTACCTCGTTTCTTATTTGAGCATAATCTTCTAAATCACCACTCCCACTACTAAATGCTAGTTTTAATCTTTTCTTATCATAAAAAGGATAACGTCTTTTTATTTCTTCTCCAGTTAAAACACTTCTTTTAAACCAATATTGTTTACTGGCTGACGGTATATTGTGCCAGTCATACCAAAGATCATAATTATCAACCCATTCAGCATATGGCGCATCATAGAATACTTTTTCCTCTTCTTTCCACACATACTTGTTTTTAGACAGATCTTTAGTACTTAAAAACTTTTGTGTTCTAACATCCTTCTTCCAGCTGGCCTGTAAATATCCAGTACCATAAATAAGGGCAGATCTAACAAGTGTTTCATTTGTTTCATCCATCCCAGCTTTTTCCCATGTGTAATCTGAAATATCTTTTATTTTACTAGCTTTTCTTTGGTCATCAACAGTTCTTCCTTGAACACTAAAATCAGGTCTAGCGTCCAGGATACGTGGCATTAATGTTTCTACAACGGCTTGAATGTATGGAATAGAAATATTCGAATTTCCGGTAATAAAAATTTTACCATTACGACGTGCTATGTAATTAGTTCTATTTGTTGATATACTCCAAACTTTTCCTTTATATTTAACAAGTTTTACATGCTTATGTCTACGAACGTCTAATGTATCACGACTGGTAACTGTGACATATTTTTCAGTAGATGTACTTCTTCTTCCCATTAAATGTAAAAAGATCTGCATCCAATCACGAAATTGTTTATATGGTTTATGAATAATGTGTAATGATCCATCGGGGTTTCTAGATCCATCTCCATATCCAATTCCATCAAGAAGTCTATTTTTCTCCTTTAAATTCAAATGAAAAAGAAAATTAACTGGCTTTCTATCAGGAATAATTTCTTTTATTATTTTAGATGTTTTATCCTTACTATTAAAATAAAACCTGTGTTCATCGTAATTCCCATCAATCTTAGTTCTTGACCATTCACGAAAATCAATATTCATTTTTATCAGTAAATCCCTAAGTTTTTTTAATGTTTCTGGTTTTGACTGTGTCATATATATTGGACCAGATTTAGGAAAACAACCATCAGTAAGGAACCATCCTACTAATTCAGCTAAATCTCCACCAATAGACAATTCACCATTATATTTTCCAGCTAATGGAAGACGATAGATAGTTCCTCCTTTTTTAAGCATTTTTTCAGCTTCCATATAAGCGTACTCCTTTTCCCAATAACTTTTTCTATATTCTATTCCATTTACATAGGAAGACTTTCTTCTCTTTTTCTTCGCTATAATTCTATGGTTTGTTGTAACTAATTGATCTGTATAAGCGTTTTTTATTGAAACCATGTCACCATCAATATCATATGAAAACGCCTTGTTTACAATATCTGGTAATATATTACCAGTCTCAACTTCATAGCTAAGAACTTTGTCTCCCTTTTTTAGTTCTCCCATTTTTTTCCATCCATCAAAAGACAATATTTCAGTGTCCTCACTAACACATTGCCAGGAGCTTATTTCTTTGGCCCTGTCTCCGTTATATGAAATAAATAACTTATAAGCCCTATCTAGTCTTGGCTTTATACAGGATAAGAAATAATCGCGTCCATCGTCAAGTTGGATTCTAAATTTCCTCATATCCTCTTCTTCTTTTTTTCCGTAGTCAGACGGATTATATACTTCGTTTGACATAAATTTATTTTATTACTTATTTAATATGCATAATTAGTAGGTAAATATTCTGAATAATCTATCTGGGTAAGTGCCTTATCATATACTTGCTTAAACCCCTGAAGACCTATAGCTGTAGCGAAAATACCATCATCATGATAACCTTGCATTGGTACCATATTTCCAGCATCATTATAAACGAACACCGACATTTCATCTAATGTTTCTTTCGTATGTATTAATATATCTCCGTCTCTAAATGCTTGCGCAAATTCATCTATTATAATGTTTCTAGTCAATTTTGTTGTTCTCCATCCTATTTTATCACTTATTGGAGAACCCATTGTTTCAAACTTCGCTGGTCTAAAGTATAACGCAGGATATATCTTATTCTTAAGAACAGTTATTGTTGTTAATCCATGATTATTCACCTCGACAACCATTAAAGCATTGTTATACTTTCTGCCCCAAACATTTAGTTTATCACCGAAAACATCGGCTGGTAATAACCCTCTATAT